ATAGTATAGATATAGTTCATAACCATATTTATCTCTGTACCAAATCTATTCCATATTGCTATTATTAATTCTATACCAGCTTTAGTTATTTGCTTTAGTAATTCAAACCCTTCTCTGAATCCACCAATTACAGTATTTAATAAAGTAGATGCAGGAGGTCTATTTAAAAAATCTACTAATTGCCCTATATAGGTTTCACTATCAAGAGCCATTTTTTGTATTTCCTTACCTACATTCCCACCATCGTATTGAACTCTTTGCGCCCAATAAGCAAATATGGTAAGACCAGCAGTTAATGCAGAACCTAATAAAGATATTGCAGCACCAACAGCAGCAGAAACACCACTAAGTAAAACTAATTGGTCAATAAGTATTGGAATGTTGTTTGATATTGCTAATACACCAAGACCAAAGTTTTGAGAAAAGAATCCAGCATCACGAATAACCTGACCAAATGCAAAGGCAGCTAATCTTGCTCTACTCATATCAACACCAACTCTTGTTACAGATGTAGATGCAGAATCAAATGATGTTTTTATGCCCTTTCCGGCATTTGCAGCAGCAGAACTTATTTTGCCTAATTCCTTTTCTATAGCAGATACTCTGCTTACAAGGTCTTGTATATTGGCGGTTATGGTTACCTGAAAATTACTATCCATTGTTATTTAGTTTATTGGCGACTTTGTAAAAGTCCTCTTTGCTTAATGGTTCTTGTTTTGGCTTTTTGGGTTTACCAAGTTTATCTGTCCACAATGGCATAAGTTTATCTGGCGACTTTTGGTCGGCCTTCTTACTTACATTTGCATTATACAACATAGCCAATATGCTACGAGTATGCTCCCATTGTTTAGTTTCTTTTTTAATATGACCGTATAATAACCTATTATAGTCAGCCCACGTCATATCGTAAAATTGGTCGGGGAGAAGTCCTATCTCACCTATAGCGAAGTCTAAAACCTCCCCCCAGCCTATTTTTTTGGCTTTTCAGTATTAGGTTTTGATGTTTGTGCGATAGCTTCGTTAGTTTCTACAACTAATTGAGAAGTTTTTACAGATGCTTCAAATACTTGAATAATATCCGTAATTTGGCTCATTGGCATATCATCTACCCAAGTCAATACATCATCCTGAGTGAAATCCTCAATCTCTTTCTTAATGAAGCAGTTGTTTTTAAGTCCACAATATACCAAGTCAGCACATAGCTTAATCGGATTTGTTTCGTCAAACTCTGCTACACCAGTACCATTGAGTTTTGAGTATTCCATCAATGCGTAGTTACCGAATTTGATACCACGCTTTTTACCACCTAATTCTAATTGAATATAACCTGTCATAATTTTTCTTCGTTAAATAAATGTGGTTATCGCCCGAAGAAGTTTAATTAGGATACAGTAGATTGGGTTAATGCACCAGTTCCTTGAAAAGATACGCTGAAACCAGCAGGGCTTTCCATATCAGCAGTCTGAGAGATAGAAGTAATAAATGCGTTACCGCTTAATTTCATATCACCAGAAGTTGCAGTTGAAAATTCTACAGCTACAGCAGTACGAGCAATTAATAAAGCTACAAGCTCATCAGTTTCTACTTTTGCATCAGTTGCGTAATCTACTAAACCATCAGATGATAAAGTGAAAGAACGCACACCTGCGAAAAATTCTGACCAACCTGCTGAATCTTTAGTGGTTGCATCTGGTAAATCTACTGATAACTCAAGGCTAGCAGTGGTTGCTTTTAGTAAGGCTACTCCGCCTACTTTGATTGTTAAATTTGTTCCGTTAATTAAAGCCATTTTTTTGTTTATTTAAAAGTTTATGATTAAGCTATTGTGTCTGCTAATATCTCTGTTCCTTGAAGAGTACCTGAATAGGTTACTACGTCTTCCATAGGGCCATCAATAGTTAGCGATGAGATATATACATATCCATTATAAACTAAAGAACCTGCCAAATTCGTTGTGAATTTAACCAAGAACTTAGTTTGGTTTTCTACTGCGGTTTCTAACCAAGCCGGGTCAATATCATCAGAGTAATCAACTAAACCCTCAAAATCAAGGGTAAAACTACGTTGTCCGATAATAAATTCACTCCAACCAGCAGATGCCCTAGACGTTGCGTCTATAGGACTTGCCTCAACATTTAATGTGAAGCTACGAGAGTGTCCAAACGCTTTGTTTGTTACTCCATCAAGTACATAAAGTACAAGGTCTGTTCCGTTTACTAATGCCATATTATAATTGTTCTACTATGTTTCTAATTCTAATTACTTTTCTTACTTCGTAAAAACCATCAAATTGATTTTCTAAATATCCTGTTGACTCTAAACTATTGGTTATAACCTTAAAATCAGGAGCTGCATCAGGTAAAGAGCTTCTATTCATTAATAGTTGCATTACTTGATTTGATATTGTATCTACATCAGCCTTTGAATAGTTAGTACCATCAGTACCTGTAAACACTTGAACCGTTACAACGCAATTACTATTGAAACTATCCTTTGTACTTTCATCTACAACGCTAATATTTGAAATTTGGATATAGGGATGGGTAGCATCGTCTGGAATATTGTCATACGTATAAACAGGGTTACCATCTAATGTAACATTATTATTCAACTTGGCGTAATAAGCCTTCCTTAAACTATATCCTACGTCTTTCATTAAACTTCAAATGGTGGAGGTAAAATTTCTTGATTACCTGCGTTTTTAATTTGATTGTATTCGTGTTCTGCTGATGCTTGTAATTCTACAACGTCATTAGCTGCCTCTAGCCAAGAGATAATCTCTTCTTTGGTTAATTGCTCGTAAGGAATAAAATCTTCGCTTACAGGGGCTGCAAATCCGTTACATCCTGCAATAACACCACTAATGTTACCATCGGTAGCTTCGTATTGCCAATGAATGCACTCAATTACGTTTGTTAAGCCGTCTAATGCTTTTGCACATTGAAAGCTATCTTCACTAAATATCCAGTTATATTCCATATCTTATTTTTAAGGTGTTATAAATCCACTAACTAAATTATATGTAGCCGATACTGTTGCTACTGTCCAAGTTGCTGATGCAGTTTGATTTAATCCTGTTACGGTTTGACTTGCAACATCAGTACCATCTCTATAAACGGCTGCTTTTGCATCATTACAATCTACTCCAGTTACACCCGATACAGACTCTACATAAATAGTATCGCCATTAACCACCGTAAAAGAACCACTTGCAGCTGTTGAACCATTGCCACTTGCTACTGTAACTCCATTTTTTTTCATTGCCCAAGTACGAGTATTACAAGTTCCTGCATAGCTATGCTCCCAATAAACGGTTGCAACACCAGCAGTTGATTTACCTTTTAATGACATATTTAGTAAATGCCCCATATTATACAGTTAAATCTCCTATTACATACCACTCGTCAGTTCCAACCTTTACAAGAGTACATCCTGCATATTGACCACTAATCTTTAAAGCATTTGATTTAGCTCTTAACGTTACACCAACTGTTGCTACGATTGTAGTTTGACCTGCTCCGTATTGCAATACAGCTATTTCTGTTCCAATAGGGAAAGCAACTGTAGCATTTAATGGTATAGTCAAGTTATTTGCACTTGCTACGTTCATCTCAACAATATCGTTTTGGTCGGTTAAAACAAGCGTATAAGAAGCAGTTTGTCTATTAAATATATTTACATAAGTAATGCCACCATTAACTTGTAGTTTAGCACCAGTAGAGTTATCAGTTGTAGAATTTATTAATAAATTACCACTTGAATTAATACGCATTCTTTCGGTAACACTAACACTTCCACTTGCAGTTGTTCCAAATACTATACGACCCGGAGATGAAGCAGCACCAAAGTTTGCCTCGGCAACAATTTGTATTGTACCTGCTCTTCTTAATGCAGAAACTCCATCTGAACCTTCACCAGCAAGGAACATCATTACATCGTTGCTTAAAACTCCAGAAGTATAATTACCTCCAGTTCCTGAACGAGTTTTAGTAAAATATAAAGCACCTCCAGTAGCATCATTTGCGTGATTCTGAAATAATATACCAGTATTAGTAGAACTTATTATTTTAAATATTTGACTTAATCCACTTGATGCAACAACATTTGTAGTAGAGCCTATATTTACATTACCAGCAAGATAGTTCGCAGCAGTTCCGTCCATATACAAATTCCAGCGATTAGTACCACTTGGCACCTGTCCTTTAAATCCAATATTAGTTGTAGCACCTATTAAATTAGCTTGTGCTAAAAATCCTACTTGTTCTGTAACTGTTGAACCTGCTCCAAAAGTACCTTGCTGTGCATTAAAATGTCTTAT